TATTTTTTTGTTTTTCTCTTTTGTTTAGCAAGTTTGATATATACATATATTGTATATACGTGTCATGTGACTAATGGGGGAAAAGCATTTATTGAGGGTTTATTGGTGATATTAATTTTACCAATATTATTAATTATATTTTTGAGGTAAAAAAACAATGAATATAGAAAAAAAGTACATATATAATGCTGTTAATTTTGATACAGCTATTGAAGTAAACAATTATCCATGGGGTTTCAGGTTAAAAACTAAAGTTAAATATTGGATTGAATCAAATAATAAAGGAGATAGATTCATAAAACAGACTTTAAATCCTAAAACCAATAAATGGTGTAATCCTAAAAAATCAACCTATAACGCTGTTGAGGTTTTATATTTTGATGAAAATAACCATGTAAAATCCTATGGAATAGGAAAATATGGAACAAATGAAGAAGAATTAAAAACTTTTATATCTAATATTGATTATAATTCTTTGAATTTATTACAAAAGAAACAGATTGAAATGATTAAATCAATTAATAAAGTTATGGAAAACGTATCATTCAAGATTGAAAAAGTATCAGAATATAATTTATCTAATCCTTTAGATTTAATAAGGATGAGAAAAGATAATAATTCTGCAGAAACAAAAGCCAAAGAAAAAGAGCAAAACATTATTAAAAACAAGATTATAAACTCTATTAACAGCACTTATAATCAGTCTTTAATTAAAAACAATCTTAAGGGTAAAAAGTAATGAGTAGATTAATACAACCAAATAGCCCATTGGATATTGAATTGACAATTCAGTATTTAAGATGTGAGATCAGAAAAAACAAGCCAAAAACACCAATATTTGACCTGGTTAAATACAAACAAGATATACAGATATTGAGATATTTAAGAAAGCGGAGAAAAAAACAATGAATATAGATAAAATAATATATGATAAATTTATAACTTTATTAGATAAAGAAACTATCAATAATATAAGTTTATTAAACCATAGTCTTTATGGAACTTTAATAGATGAAGATTATACTTTTGATTTTTCAAAAATAGCTAATGAAGTCCGAGATAAACTCGATAATATACCAGATATCAATAATAGATGTTTTTATGATGAATACATGGAATATTGGTATGCAGATAAAAATGGGAATTTAATATCTAATGAGTGTTCACTTGACATAGAAGATGAAGACAAATGCAGTGATATATTAGAGATAAGATCGCAAGAAATACTCAAAACAATACTTGGAGATGAGCTATACAGTACAATATATTAATAAATAACCATATATGAGGAGTAAATAAGACAATGAAAAAACAAGATAAATTAATACAAATTAATCCAATACAATATCAATATAAAAATTATCTTATTGATACTGCATACGATAATAAACAAAATGAGTATTTTGTAATATGGTCACCTGATCGTACTGATATAGTAGCAGAAGATTTTAAGACCATAGAAAAAGCAAAAACATGGATAAATCAAAACACTTGATAAATAACCATATATAAACATATAGAGAGCCATACATTTATGGCTCTTTTTTTATATTACTTGTCTAATAACAATATCGATCAATACTAAACAAGAAAAAACGCAAGAAAACCAACGCTTAAATGATGATCCCCTCTAACACCTATACATAACTCAACAATAGACAATATAAGTCTCTTTTATGATCCGTCTATAGCCGCTAAATACATTTCAATAGCGGCTTATAAAGACCTTCATAGTCATATACTATACACTCTCAAATAAATTAAGAGCCTTATACGCTGGATATCAACCAATAAATATTATGCACTACTAAACTACTAGAAATAATTCATTTAGTCTTAATGACGCTATTAAGTGGCTCATATCAACCAATAGGGCCTATAAAAAATATATATTTATGGAATGAGTAATATAGAAATTCTGGGAAAATAGAACATAGGCACCCCCTTGCGTGCGTGATTATATATATATATATCACCCCACACTATGGTGGGAATATTAAGTCTATAAGCATATCCTTATATATCCCATAGCCTACCCACCTACCAAGATATTGATAAAACGCTCAATTCAATCTATCAGGGCTTGTGAGAGGGTAATTTTTATATTAGACTTAGAAGTGGAATACTATGTCTAACGAGAGAATATCTGAGATTCTCAGCACCCTAGATCAACGGCAATCTGAGAATAAGCTCAACTACTACCAACCTTATAGGTTTCAAAAGAACTTTCACGATACTGGCAGGCAGGCGAGTCAGCGTTTACTTATGGCAGCAAACAGGGTGGGAAAATCCTATGTGGGTGCTATGGAGATGGCGGCTCATTTGACAGGTCTTTATCCTGATTGGTGGACAGGTAGAAAATACGATAAGCCCATTAAAGCTTGGGTTTGTGGTGCGAGTAATGAAACCACTAGAGATATCTGTCAAAAAGAATTATTTGGGCAACCCGACAACCCAAGAGATAAGGGAAAAGGATCAATCCCAAAACATCTCATTGGCGAAACCACAAGGAAGCCTGGTGTACCCAATGCACACTCATCAGTCCTTGTAAAACATAAATCAGGAGGTTGGTCGAGGGTTGCCTTTAAGGCTTATGAAATGGGAAGTGAGAAGTTTATGGGTGAGAGTTTAGACCTTATTTGGCTAGATGAAGAACCACCACAGGATATCTATTCTCAATGTATCACAAGAACGCTTGATAAGGCGGGTATGGTTTATTTGACCTTTACCCCTGAAAACGGCATGACAGAGGTAGTACAAAACTTTACCTCTGATTTAAGAGCAGGACAGGCATTAATCACAGCTGGCTGGGAAGATGCAGAGCATTTAACAGAGTCTATGAAAGAGCAGATTCTACAAGCCCTACCACAGCATGAGCGAGACATGCGCTCAAAGGGTATACCAATGATTGGTAGTGGGCTGGTTTTCCCAATAGATGAGGACACTTTGGCTTGCGAGCCTTTTATTATTCCCAATCACTATGCACGTATTGCAGCCATTGACTTTGGCTACGACCACCCAACAGCAGTTGTTTGGATTGCTTGGGATCGTGATGATGATATTGTCTATGTCTATGATTGCTACAAGATGTCTAAACAGACACCTGACTATCATGCAAGTAATATTAACCAGCGAGAAGGGTCACACTACATCCCAATAGTTTGGCCACATGACGGGTATCAGCACGATAAAGGTAGTGGGATTGCCCTTGCAGAGCAGTATCGAATGAGTCATGTCAATATGATGCCTTTTCACTTTGAAAACCCACCAGCTTTAGGTGAGAAAAAAGGCACATTAAGTGTCGAGTCAGGGATTATGGAGATATTGACACGCATGGAGCAAGGGAAATTTAAAGTATTTAACACATTGTATGATTGGTTTGAGGAATACAGGCTTTATCATCGAAAAGACGGCAAGATTGTTAAAATTAAAGACGACTTAATGGCAGCAACACGTTATGCAACATTGAGTCTTAGACATTCAACAACCGAGACATCTAGGTGGAATAGCAAAGGCAGATTAGGCCCTGATGTCGCAATAGTTTAGGAAAACATTATGGCACTACCATTGATACCATTAGCGCTAACAGCAGCAAGAGTAATTGCTAGAAACAAAAAAGCGAGAAAATTGCTTTCATCAAGTGTACAGGCAGCACGTAATGCTTTGGGAAATACAAAAGATGTTGTAACAGCAGGTGCTGCGTTTGAAACAGGCAGACAAATAGAAAAAGCTAGAAGAAGAAGAAAAAAATAATTAAGGAGTAAAAAATGTCAGAAAGATTAAAAAAAAGACTTAGAGGTGGTGTTCCACATATAGCTAAAACTGTTGAAAACTCTAAAAAAACAAAAAGAGATTTTGATGAAACTAAAGGAATTGCACCATTTCCTTCTAAAAACTTATATGCTCGACCAAAAGCACTCAGAGATAGTCGCAATTTTGTGGGTCTAGACGGGCTTGCTCCACCTGTGCAGAAACCCAAAAATAAAAATATTTTAGATAAAGCTATGGATTTGTTCAAAAAAATTAATGAAACAGAACCATTCCCAAGCATAAATAAATATAATAAACCTCTCCCAAGAGGCTTTTCTAAAATAAAAAAGTAAAAGACAATGACAGACGAAAAACCAACGCTTTGCAGAACGCCAACTTCAATGGCATTTAAAATACAAGACTTAGAAATTAAAATTATTGAACTTGAAGAAAAATTAAAAAATTTAGAAAAAAAGGAATCTGATGGCAAAAAAACCAAGAAAAATGACAGAAAATGAGCTAGTTTCTCATTTATCTACACAAATTGAAGCTGCAACAGGCTATGCAAATAGTGAGCTTTCAAGCCAAAGAGAAGATTCGATGAAGTATTATCTTGGTGAGAAGTTTGGTAATGAGATTGATGGCAGATCAGAGATTGTAACCACTGATGTTAGAGATACAGTTGAGTATATTATGCCAAGTCTTATGCGTATCTTTACCACACATCACAATATTGCAGAGTTTGAGCCACAAGGCCCTGAAGATGTACAAATGGCAGAGCAAGCTACCAACTATGTCAATTATGTCTTTAACAGACAAAACAATGGTTTCAAAGTGCTGTATGATGCCTTCAAAGACGCACTTATTAGCAAAACAGGCATAATCAAGCATTATTGGGAAGAAAAAACAGAGGTTACCAAAGAAGATTATACCAATCTGACTGAAATTGAATATCAGGCTATCCTTGCAAATGATGACTTAGAGGTTTTACAACACACAGAGGAAATTGTGCAAGAGGCACAAGTCGATGATAACGGGATAATGTTATCTCCACAAGTTGTCAAACACGATGTAAAAGTTAAAAGAACTAAAGTTGGCGGTCAAGTTAGAGTATTGTCTGTACCACCCGAAGAGTTTTTGGTATCAAGAAGAGCAACAGATTTACTTGATGCAGATTTTGTCTGCCACAGAGTTAAAAAAAGCGTAAGTGAGCTAATACAAGAGGGCTTTGATGCTAAATTACTCGATGAAATACCAAGTTATAACAACTCAGACGCTGAACTTAACGAGGAAAGGCTTGCAAGGTTTAGTTATGATGATGATTCAGTACCACCATCAGAGGGTGAAGGCCCATCTAAAAAAGTTTGGATTGATGAATGTTACATACGTATAGACTTTGATGGCGATGGTATAGCAGAGTTACGCAAGATAACCAAAGGTGGTAAATACATACTCGATAATGTAGAAGTAGACATGATTCCTTTCTCGGCTATCTGTCCACTACCAATACCACATAAGTTTTACGGCATGAGTATTGCTGATACAGTTTCAGACATACAGTTAATTAAATCAACGATTGTTAGAAACTTGTTAGACAATATGTATCTAACCAACAACGCAAGATACGCAGTCCTTGCAGGACAAGTAGAGTTAGACGATTTACTCACATCAAGGCCTGGTGGTATTGTGCGTATGCGAAGTCCAAATGCTGTAACTGCTTTGCCGACACCACAAA